TATGCTACCGTTGCAACAGCGTCTAACGGGTTGCAACATATAACGACGGATGTATACTTGTTCAGTATTCACAATAAATCACCTCCATTCAGTATAAATAGTGAAGTTTCATTGTTTCTTCACTTTTATTGTTAATCCGTCGTCATCTGCTACGCGAGATAACAGATACGATGTGCCAGATGAAATGCATCCAGCAACAAACCAATTAAAACTTACGTCTATTAAAAGCCAATTAAATACTCCAACCCAAAATCCCATGCACATAGGGCATTTAAAAAAATGATACTGCGGTCTAACAGCATCAAAAATCTTGCCATAGACCGCGATCATCGTCATTCCGTAGCAGGCAAGAATGAAGCTTAATAATTGCATTATTTTTTAGCTGCTTTCTTTTCTTTCAAAGTTGGGTGAAGCCCTAAACTTCCTCCAGTTGTATGACCAGTTTCTCCTGTAATTTTTTGCTCAACTTTATCTAATTCTTGCATCAAAGCTTCAATAGCAGACCCAATTGATGTAACATCTAATTTTGTGCCATCAGCATAACTTAATGGACCCGATAATTCGCTAATTTTTCTCATATCATTATCAATTTTTAAAAGAGCTTGCGAAGCTTCTCTTGCTTTTTGAACAACTTGTTTTTTAGCCATTTCTTTCTTAGCGGCAGTAGCTTTTTCTTCTCCAGCAGCTTTTTCAGATGCTTTTGCTTTTTCTATGTCAGCCACATCCGCTGAAGTTGTGCCAACCGCAGAAGCCAATCTTGCTCCAAGTTGACCTACGCCTCTTCTAAGAGTATCTGCAAATCCTTCGTCAATAATACCTTCCTCTACCATTGCTTGAATTTCTTCTTTAATAATCTGTCTGATTTGTGACTCTGTTATTAACATTATATTTTCTCCTAAATTAATAATTGTATCGGTAAATACCGCGAGTTGGGAAACCATATTTTGGAATAGAGCCCTTGAATGGTTCTTGTGGAACCTCTCCAAGTTCGGTGGAATCTTGTACTGATGGGTACAATAGTTCTTTTTCCATTGTATCTTCAAATTCTTTTTCAAACGTAAATATTGGACGTTCTTGTTCTATAAAGTTTGCAGCGCTATAGACAATTACTTGCAAAGGGTTTTCACCTCCCGATGGTTGTGGAGTATAAGAGGCTTGAAAAGAACCGTATATGTTACCACCAGATATACTTTCTGGTAGCAGAACACCCTTTTTGGTCATATATTTTAAAAAAGAATCTTGTAGAGAGTAAACATGTTCATTATAATCTTCTTTAGGTAAAACAAGAAGTTTATTTTTCTGCGGCATTATGATGATATCAATATCTGGATGCTCAGTTAACATATAATCTCCATTTAGAGACCTTGTTATCTGTACTTCTTTTTTTATGCCACTTTGTTTATCTTTTATAAAAACCTTTAACATATTAATTGTTGACCTCATGAACAAACTGTTGTATTTTTAAGACTTTTTGTAACATGTCTTCAGAAATTTCTTTTACTTCTTTAAACTTACTTAAATAGTCTAATGTTTTGTTAGTAGCAATAACCATATTTTTGTCTGAGCTTATCTCTTCTCTGACGACCGATTTTTTTATTTCATTTTTTAATCTTTCCAGCTCTTCATTTAAAAATATTTTAAATTCTAATCCGTTATTTTCAAAAGAACCTACAAATTTATTTAATAAATCTTTTTGCTCCTTCAATAAAGAAGAATATTTTTCATTAAAGCTTCTGCTAAAAGTGGAATATACAATATTATCAATAGGCTGCATAACTTTTCTATTTTTATTTTCATCGACTATTTTAATTTTATTAATAATTGTTTGTTCTAATAAGATTTTTTCTTTAATTGGAGTAGCATCATTAAAAATTTGCGAAATGGTCGCTAAATCTTTATAATTTGGCACAAAAGAATTATACAAGCCTATGCCAAGAGTTTTATTAATTTTATTAATTAATTGCGTTTGTTCGTTAAAAATTGCTCTTTTGTTTAGTTTCTGATAACGCTGTTCTACTTCTTTAATAAATTTTTCAGCAAATTCTTGCTCAACAGAGTTTTCTTCTAAAGATTTATATAACTTCAATTCTTTATACAACTCAGAATTTGGCGAAAAATGCTCTAAAATTATATTTTTTACAAGCTTTATCTTTTCAACATCACCATCTAATGCTCCGCGAGTGCCTTCTCTTAATAAGACTTCGTAAAGAAAAGCAGTATTTCTTTTCTTATTATGTTTCATTTTTGTTTTCTCCAATTATTTCTTTTTTACCAAATATTTTATCAATTTGTTCAATTTTTTCTTGAACTTCTAATAATAATTGTTCGTCTTTTTCGAATATATCAGATTCAGTTAATCCTCTTGACAGTGTATTTAAGCCACTCATACCTTTAAATATATTTCTACTCGCTGAAGATGCAACTTGTCCTCCTGATTGTGCAGAATATGATCTTTGTCGAGCACCTGAACCGTTTTGAGAAGAGGAGACTGGTCTATACCATTTACCTTTTGAGCCAGAAGTTAGATGAGGTGTCTTAACAGAAAAGACGGATTTATCTTCACGGCGGGCTGGGGCGGCTAATAATGGCGACTCTTTACCTGTTTCACCAGTTGCCTCTGGCGTTTCTTGCGCTTCTCCTGCCGATGGCGCTTCTGTTCCTATTGCTGGGATTGTTTCGCCTTCACCACCACCTAATCCACCACCGCCACCAGCGTCTGGGGTCTCTTCGGAGCCAATACCTTCAAGATTTTTAGATAGCATTGCATCATATGATAACTCTCTTTGAATTCTAACAAATTCTTGTGGTTCGATCTTAAGAATATTTTCAAATATGTGTCTTTTGCTAAAACCTTGCTCTTTTGCGCTTCCAGCTACAGATAATTGCTTATCTAAATGTTCTAATTCTTGTAATTCAGCTAATTTTGATGGATTATGCAAACGAAGACTAAATTTAAGAATGTCATCGTTTCGAAAACCAAGAGTGTATAAATGGATCATTCCTATTTTTTCTAATTCTCCAATTATAACTTTTTGCAGTCTTTGAATTGTGCGAGCAAAACGTATGTCTTTTTGCGCCAACATTGTTTTATCTTCTGCTGCGCCTTCACCTCTTGCGAGATATGCTTGAGGAATTTTAAGAGCAGAAAACAATTTATCTCTTAAATACTTAACGTCGTCAATAGCGCCATTATATTGTCCACCAGGAAGTGTATCTATGCTGGTTCCGCTACTTGTTCCACGAATAGGAATAAAATAGTCTTCATCAATACTCATTGGATTATATCGAAGATCTACACGACCAGTATTTGGATCTACAATTTGATTGCGTTTCATTTGAGCTATAATTTTTTGCATATATTGCTCAACGTCTTGTGGTGGAACATTTCCAACATCAATTTTAAATACACGACGGTCTGGAGCGCGGACGATTCGATAAGCCATCATAGCATCTTCTAATAATTGTAGTTGACGCCAAATGCGACGAGCAGGCTCTAAGATGGATGTACCGTATGGAGAATACTTATCTTGTCCAAGAATGCGAAAATGGGCTACTTGCCAATTTTCAAATGTCATCTGTGCGCTGTTCCATTGAAATTGTACATAATTTGGGTTAGTTTCGTCTTCTCCTTCAAGTCTTTCAACCTCTGGTGAAGGTAACCCAAGCACACTTTTGATTCCAATCCTTTCATCTATGTCAAGATATAAGAAAAAATCACCAAACTTGACCATTGTACGAGACCAGCCATACAAATTTTGTTCAATATTAAGAGTTTTGTAGTAAAGACTATGTAATATTTGTTTTATTTCTTCGTTCTTGCAATCGATTGATAAAATTGGTCTAAATTGATTAAAAGTAGTCATCTCATCTGCATAAATATCCATTGCTGATGCGATTTCTGGCATGAATTCCATTTGATCAAAATCGCTATAACGTTCTGCACGGCTTTGATTAGCCATGATGTTACTTTGTATGGCTTCAAATGGATTGTAGCTTTTCTTCTTAAAGCTTTGTCCACTTGTTGAAGTGAATTTAAAACGATCTAAATCTCTACGTTTAAAGCGAATTTGCGACTGTTGACGATAGTTTATTACTGGTCCAGAAAAGAGCCTTGTTAATGCATTATAGAGTGGCGACTCTTGATTTTTTGGATTGTTGCTTGAAATACTTTTTTTAGTATATGAATTACTATTAGCCATTTTTTAACCTTTTATCAACCAAGCAAATTGTTTATAAGTATTTTGCTGTTGTTTAATTTTTTGTTCATATTCATACCCCTGCATACCAGGTATGGTGGTATTAAGATAATTTCTTGAGTTTGTTAAAGCCCCAAGAAACGCTTTTGAATACTCCAAATTTCTTTCGTTGTTTATTATAGCAGTGTCTCTCACCCAACAAGCT